TGAAACAGTACGGCAAAGACGAACCCGAAGAGCCGGAGGATAAGAGCTACACGCTGGAAGAATACGCCAAAGCAAAGCACCTCCCCATCGAATGGCTTCAGGATTTCTGCAGCCTTACCACCGAGACAGAACGAAAGACCGGGACCACCTACATGAAAATACCTTACTTCACAGAGGATGGTAAGGTTGAGACGTTCCGAAAGAGATACGCTCACAAGGACTTCAGATGGAAGTATGGCAGCCGGGGAAAGATTGGGTTATACGGCGAATGGAGAATGCCAGCAATCAGGAACGGCGACAGCGTGATCCTCTGCGAGGGGGAGTCGGACAGCCAGAGCCTCTGGTACATCGGACTGGCAGCACTCGGAGTGCCGGGAGCGTCCATGTTCAAAAGCGAACACGCACCAATGCTCAAAGGTCTGAAGATTTACCTCCACAAAGAAAAGGACTCAGGCGGCGACACGTTCCTGCGAAAGACGCTGGACGGATTAAGGCGTGGCGGCTTTGAGGGGAGGGTGTTCACATTCTCCTGCGGCGACATTGAGGGCTGCAAGGACCCGTCGGACATACTGGTCAAATTCGGGAAAGAGAAAGCCAGGGAGGAAATCCTGACGCTCCTCAAGGGGGCAAAGGAAATCGACCTCGATGAGCCGGAAGAAGTCCCGGAGGCAATCAAGGGCGCACCCGTGAACCTTCGGACACCGCCATGGTGGAAATACGACGAAACAGGCATCTACCAGATCAACAGCAAGACCTACGAAGAGACGCTCGTCTGCGGAACGCCCATCATCCTGACACGCAGGATCAGAAGCCTCGACACCGAGGAAGAAAAGATGGAAATCGCATTCTTGCGGACGGAAAAGAGGGGCAAGGCGTGGCGCACAGCAATCCTGCCACGAAGTACCATCTTCACGACCAAAGGAACAAACACGCTGGCAGATTTAGGATGCATGGTTACCAGCGAGAACGCAAAGCCAGTGATCCGATTTCTGTCAGCCCTGGAAGTGGCGAACGACGACATCATCGAATGGGCGGAATCAACCTCCACCTTCGGCTGGCAGCCGGGAAACAGATTTATACCCGGAGTCGGAGACGACATCGTCCTCGACATTGATCAGGCACAGGGGGCAATCGCAGCGGCATACAACCAGGTCGGGTCATACGACAGATGGAAAGAGGCGATGGAGCAGCACCGGGACAGAAACAGATTCAGGTTCATACTGGCGGCGGCATTTGCGGCACCTCTCCTGAAAATCCTGCACCAGCGTACATTCTTTGTTTACAACTGGGGCGATGCCAGAGGCGGAAAGACCGCAGGATTAAAAGCAGCCCTCTCCGTCTGGGGAGAGCCGGACGGACTCATGATGAACTTCAACACCACGCAAGTCGGACTGGAGCGGACGGCGGCGTTCTTTTCAGACCTTCCGCTCGGCATTGACGAACGACAGGCTGCAGGGAGTGGGCAGTACGGACAGAGCAAGATCGAGAACCTCGTCTACATGATAGGCGAGGGAAAAGGCAAGACCAGAGGTGCAAAGGACGGCGGCGTTCAAAAAGTAAACCGCTGGCGAACCATCGCACTGGCAACAGGCGAAGAACCAATCTCGACAGGATCATCACAGACTGGTGTCAGCACCAGAGTGCTGGAGATTTACAGAGGACCCTTTGATTCAGAATCCGATGCCGGACAGATGCACCAGGACACCGCAGCGAACCACGGCTGGGCTGGACCCGACTACATAAAGCACCTGACGCAGGTCGACCCCGAAGCCTTAGAGGCGGCATACAAAAAGATGCAGGCATACGTCAAGACGGTGGGCAGGGGCAAGGCTGGCAGCCACGTCGCAAGCGTCTCGGTCATAGCCTTAGCAGACGCTCTCGCCAATGATTGGATTTTTGAAGAAAACGTGATTAAAACCACGAAAAACGACCAGCAACTGTCCATTTTTGACACTAAAAACGAAAAAAGCGTCGCAATTTCACAAAAATCGTGGGATAAAGCCTGCGAAATGGCAAAAGAGATCATGCAGGAACAGATGAGCGCAGCCGCAGGCGACGTCAACGAAAACGCCACGGATTACCTCATCGACTGGGTGCTTTCAAACCAGTCCTACTTCGGAGAGGATGCCATCGGTACCTGCCTCGGAATGATGAGCGACGACAAAAAGGTGGCGTACATTTACGCCTCCGCCATGAGCAACGCCCTCAAGCGTGAGGGATTCAACGAACGCAAGACAAAGAAGTTCCTGGCAGACAAGGGACTGATCACCTCCAAGGCAAGGAAAGACAATGCCGGGGAGACCTACTCAATAACAAAGTTTTTCAATGGCAGAAACCAGAGATTCATCGAATTCTTTCTGAGCAAGGCGATGGGAGAGGATGAGGCGCAGCCACCAGATGAGTGGATGCCGATCCCGGAAGACGCTGACCTGCCATTCAAGTAAAGGAGGGGCAAAGATGCCGAATTACTGCAAAGGACAGCTGAAGATTAGAGGCAAGTACGAAGACATTCAGCGGTTCGTAGAAAATGAGATAAGGACATACGACTACAACGTTCCAGGGAAACCAGTGCTGAATTTATCAAAAAGAGACATCGACGAAGAGGACGGAGACTACTGCCTCGACCTTCTGCACGGGTGCGCATACATCGAAACCACGCACAGGAATTTTGTAGATGATGGAACATACTGCTGCAGCCGAGACGAAAACCGAAAAGACGGAACGTCGGTGTTGGTCGTGAATTTATTCACAGCATGGGACATCGACCCAGAACCATACGCAGCGTTCTCGAAAAAGTACAATCTCGATTTCAGGGTTTACGCATTCGAGCGAGGAATGCAGTTCAATCGGGACATTGTAGTCATGAACGGACACGTCATAAAAAATGAAAAAATCAAATTTGAAGACTACGACTGGGAGTGCATCGCACCGAGAGTAGGAGGATGACAACCAAGGAAGGAGAACAACCCATGAAAAAGAAACCAAAGCTCATCCATTGCTCCTTCGACGAAGTGTACCACTTCGAACCGAGAGTACCAGCCTCACGAAATGAGCTGGAGGATGACCAAATCAAAAGGATATGCGTCGCACCGACAATCAGGCAATGCCTGGACGCAATCCCGAAAGCCGGAAACATCGTCCGATTCATGCGGACGGTAGGAATGCCCGTCGTGATCCACGCATACTACCTCGAAGCAGATCGGGTGGAGTACGACACCAGAGACTACGTCCCGGACGCAGACACCACAGGAGAAATGTGGGTGCTTGAGAAACCAAAGGACTGGAAGAGAATCGACTACGAATTGACAGATTTCTGTTTGAGAGACGGAAAAGACCCTCAAGGCAACGACATCACATGGATTTATGGGGTCTGGCCTAAAAGAACAAAATACACCGACAACCTCCGGGAACTCATCGAAGGGGCAGGAATGAACTTCGAGAATTTCAAAAGGGACTGCCCGACGCTTTCCTTCAGGCTTATAGCAGCAAGCGCACCGCCTGACATCATTCAGGAATTCAAAGAGCGTAGGGAAAAGTACCGGGAGGCACACGCATGAAATACCCAGAGGAAAAATACACCCAGTCAAGCTACTTCGGACCCGACATGGACTCCGAAATTGAACACCAGCACATCAAGCTGGTAAAGACCCGGAAAGACCACAAGTGCTGCGGCTGCGGAAAGAACTGCCAGCGCATCATCCCGAAGGGCGAACACGCCGTAGTTGAGACCGCAATCCTCACCCACGAGGGCGGCTGGAAGAGCTGCTACCTCTGCATTCCCTGCATTGAGGAATGGCTCGAAGAGAGCCACCAGGTAGCAATCACGCACGACCTGAAAATCCTGCGTCAATACTTCGAACCAGTCAGGGATGGCGAAAAGCGGTTCGAGCTTCGGAAAAATGACCGTGGATACAAGGTCGGGGACAGCTTAAGGCTTCGGGAATGGGAGGATGGGGAATACACAGGAAGAGAGACGACCGTGACCATTCGGTACATCCTGCAGGACTGCCCGGAGTACGGACTGGCTGACGGTTTCTGCATTTTAGGATTTTAAGGAGGAAAAGACATGAATAGGAATTTAGCAATCCAGCTGACAGACGCATACATGGACGCATACGACAGGGCGTACCAGCGAGTGAAGAACCCGAACCTGGCGAACCAGATCGCCATGAGCGTGACCTTTGCACTTGCCACAGCTCTCGCCCCGAAACCGACGGAGACGGACAACCTGATGGGGTCATTCTTCACAATGCTGATGGCAGGCAGGAAGAACCAAGAGAACGAATCCGAAGAGGGAGAGGAGGATCAGGAAGATGAATAGAGAATCAGAATTTGAAATGCCGTCCCAGAGGCGACAGACCCGGTGCGGCAACTGCAGGCATCACCGCAGGGGCGATGGGCGTGACGGCGGCTGGATTTGCCTCTGCGACACCAGCGATTACTACCTCGATGAGACGGACTACAACCACGGCTGCGTCGAGTACGAACCAAGGGCGGAAAGGCGGTTTTGACTGAACACCTTTTTTGAAAACTGAACACCTTTTTTGAAAAGGTGTTCACAAAGGTGTTCAGTAAAAAATCCAGCAAAATCAAGGCTTTGAGATACTACTGAACACTTATAACACCTTTTTTTATTACATACCCTCGTACGAGAAATGAAACAAAACGAAATTGTAAAATTCATAAAAAACGCAAGGTGTATCAAAAAAAAGGTGTTCAGGTGTTCACTCGACCGACAAACCCAGCAAAATCAAGGCTTTGAGACCGAACACCTAATTCACGCTGAACACCGAAAAAGGTGTTCAAAAAGGCAAAAAGGAGGCAGAAATGGAAGATTCAGCACTGGAAAGATTGGAAAACGGAGTCAAAAAACTCCGAAGCAACGAAACACAGATGACAGCCCAGCAAAAGAGGCAGTACGAAAAGCCGCTCCACAAACTGAGGATGCAGATCAAGACCGATGCCGAAGAGGTAGCAAAGGACTTCCTGCTGATGGGGTGCAGGCTTGGAACGGAATACGGAAATGCGGAAAAGGAACTCACCCAGAGGGTGCAGGCGGAACTGAACGCCGGACAGAAACACATCAATGAGGCTTTCAAGAAGCTCCTCACCCATTACGACATCAACCAGTTCATCACAGACCTCTGCCCAGTTCACACCGCAGTCTGGTACAAGGCATACGGACCCTACTGGCTGGAACATTGCAGCGAGAACCCGATGAGCGACGAATTCCCATACCACAACGACCTCATCGACATGGACTGGTGGGCTGAGGCAGGGGAATGGGCAAAGACAAAGATGGAAGACGGAAAGCTGGTCGTGGATTACCGAGGTGGGATCACGATCATGCTGCCACCGACAAAAGAACTCCTTCAACAGGATTTCAAAGAAGAGCTGGCAAGAGGCTAGGCGGAAAAAACGGAAAAAGGAAGGATGAGGCAAAATGCTCGAAAGATACGACGCAAAAATGAACCCGGATGAAGTCATTCGGTCAGTCCAGAGGAAAAAGGACTGCACAAAGGCGCAGGCGATGGCTTACCTGCGTAAGGAAATCCCGGCAGAGAAGGAATTCCAGAAAAAAATCCTGCAGGGACTCAAAAAAAGCCACCCGGATGCATTCATTCGAAAAATCACCCTGGCGCAATACTCGGAGGGCGGTATGCCGGACATTTTATGCATCAAAAAAGGTCATTACTTCGGATTCGAGGTAAAGCGACCGATTCTCGGAGAGGCAACCGAGCTGCAGAAAAGAACCATGGCGATGATTCAGGACGCAGGCGGTACGGCGGCGGTCGTTTCATACCCGGAAGAGGCGAACGAGGTCATCAAGAAATTTTTTAACACGGAGGAGTGACAAGATGGACAGACAAGAGCAAAAGGACATCCTGATATGGGTTTTGAAACAGGTGTGGAGGGCGGAGGCTCACAAGGATGAACTCACCGAGAGGCTCATGCGGATCAACGCTGAAAGAAACGCCCCGATAGGCGCAGCCGGATACGAGCCACTGCCCAGAACACAGACACCAAGCGCAGGGGCGGCTTCAATCCTTTTCAAACTTTCAGAAATCGAGGACAGAATCTACGAGCAAAAGGCGGAGATCGAAAAAAGCATCGTGAGGGTCATGGACATCATCGACTTTATACCACAGCACGAAATCGCAAGGCGGATTTTTGAACTTCGGTACATAGACATGAAAGGCTGGGGAGAAATCGCAGACGCAATCCCGATAGCACGGAGCGGCTGCTACGACCACCACAATCGGGCAATCGACAAGCTGCTGGATTTTCCAAAGATTCAGACCG